AGAAAAAGTTAAAGAAGATTTACAAAAAGATATTGATGGAGCTGCCGATGCAATAGAAGCACTATTGGAAAGGAAAGAGGCATTAGAAAATAAGTTACGAGAATTAAATCACACAGAATTAATAAAAAACTAAATTATGAAAAAATTCTTAAACATTAAAAACATTGCATTATTATTACTAATAGCAATAGTAGTTTTCCAACAATGCGGTGGAAACAAAACAAAAACGGGTGAAATTGTAAAAGTTGATGGTAAAAAGTATGAACTTATTAAACATGAAATTGATACAGTTGAAGTAGTTAAAACAAAAGTAGTAACTAGAAAAGGTGAAGATATTTATCACGAAACAATTGTAGAAAAGGAAGTTCTTATTCCTACAATTATTGATACAGCTGCATTACTTAAAGATTATTATTCAAAAGTATTATACAAAGATGTATTAGTATTGCCTGATTCATTAGGAACTGTGGCTGTAACTGATACAATCTCACAAAACAAAATCTTAGGTAGAACTTTTAATGCAAATGTTAAGCAAAGAATTATTAAAGAAACTACAATTGTAAAAGAATTACCTAAAACAAAATTATTCTACGGATTTGAAGGTGGATTTAACAAAGCAGATGTTGTATCTCATATTGGAATGGGAATTTTGTTAAATACTAAAACTGATAAAATATTCAATTTAGGAATCGGTGTTGCCAATAGAGTAGTAGATGGAACAAATGGTAGATTGACTCCTTACATTAATGGTGGAGTATATTGGAAGATTAGAGCAAAGAAATAATTCAATATGATTCAAAATCAGCCTAAAAAGAATCTAAAAGATATTATTGCTGAAGAATATCGTAAGTCTGCAAACGACCCGATATACTTTATGAAAAAATATTGTGTCATCCAACATCCAACACGAGGCAAGATACCATTTCATTTATATCAATTTCAGGAAAATTGTTTAGATGATTTTAAAGATAATAGGTTCAATATAATTTTAAAATCCCGTCAATTAGGTTTATCAACTCTATCGGCGGGTTTTATACTTTGGAAGATGTTATTTAACCAAGACTATAATGCATTGGTTATTGCAACAAAAGTAACGGTAGCTAAAAACCTTGTAGAAAAGGTTAGAGTTATGCACGACTTACTTCCTATTTGGTTAAGAGATGGTGGTAGTTCATCGGTAGAAGATAATAAACTTTCCCTTAAATTAAAAAATGGTTCTCAAGTAAAAGCAATCGCAAGTTCTCCAGATGCAGGTCGTTCTGAAGCTCTATCTCTATTAGTAGTAGATGAAGCGGCATTCATTAGAGATATTGATGATATTTGGTTATCAGCACAATCAACCCTAGCAACGGGTGGTTCAGCAATCGTATTATCTACACCAAATGGTATTGGTAACTGGTTTCACAAAATGTGGGTTGATGGTGAAAGTGGTGCAAATGGTTTCAATTGTATTAACTTACATTGGACTGTACACCCTGAAAGAAATCAACAATGGAGAGATGAACAAACTAGAATTTTAGGAATAAAAGGTTCATCACAAGAATGTGATTGCGACTTTGTTGGTTCTGGTGATACTGTAATCGACCCGGCATTATTGACTTGGTATAAAGATACATATGTGATGGAGCCAATAGAAAAAGCTGGATTTGATGGCAATCTTTGGAAATGGGAATACCCAAATTACAATAAATCATATATGGTTGTAGCCGATGTGGCGCGAGGCGATGGGGCCGATTATTCTACTGCTCAAGTATTAGATATTGAAGATTGTACTCAAGTGGCTGAATATAGAGGGAGATTAGATACAAAAGATTTTGGAAATTTATTAGTAAGTTTAGCAACTGATTATAATAATGCATTACTAATTATAGAAAATGCAAATGTAGGTTGGTCAGCAATTCAGCAAGTAATTAATAGAGCATATCCTAATTTATTTTATATGAGTAAGGATTTACAATACATTGATACCGAAAGGCAAATGAGTAATAAATATTATAGAGATGAACGACAGATGGTTGCAGGATTTTCAACTACTTCTAAAACTCGTCCTCTTATTATTTCTACATTAGACACTTATATGAGAGAAAAAGATATTCTTATTCGTTCTAGCAGATTGATTGATGAAATGTTTACTTTTATTTGGAGTTCGGGTAGAGCTGAGGCTATGAAAAGTTATAATGATGACTTGATTATGGCATTGGGTATTGGATTATGGGTTCGTAATACAGCGCTTAGATTGAAGCAAGAAGGAATTGATTTAACTAAAGCAATGTTGAATTCATCTACGGTTAAATCATATGAAGAGGGGGTGTATACTAGCAACTGGCAAAAAGATAATCCATATGAAATGAAAATAGGTAATGGAGAAGTGGAAAATTTGAAGTGGTTGCTTGGATAATCTATATTTATATATTGAAACGCTTATAGATGAGAGAAGATTTAGATAAATGGTTTAAAGAAAAATGGGTAAACATCGGCAAAAAGGTAGATGGAAAGCACCCACCATGTGGAACTTCGGGAGAAAAAAAAGGTTATGCAAAATGTGTTCCTGCAGCAAAAGCAGCTGGAATGAGTAAAAAAGAAAAAGAAAGTGCAACTCGTAGAAAGAGAGATGCACAAAATGATGCAGGAAGAGGTGGTAAAAGTAGTAGTGGACAAGGTAAAGCACCAATAAATGTTTCTACTAAACCAAAAAATGAAGAGTGGAGTGATAAATATAAAAGTAGTATAGATTGTAATAATCCAAAAGGTTTCTCTCAAAAAGCACATTGCGCAGGAAAGAAAAAAAATGAAAATATGAATATAGAAGAAAGACTAAATTTATTTTTAGAAAAGAATTGTCCAACAGACCCAGGCAAATGGTCTGCATCTAAATCAGCAGCAAAATCTAAGTTTGATGTATACCCATCAGCATACGCAAATGGATGGGCTGCAAAAAACTATAAAGGTAAAGGTGGTGGTTGGAAAACTTGTAATGAAGGAGAAGCTAACGCATTATGTGAAGCTTGTTGGGATGGGTATAAGCAAGTTGGTGGTAAAATGAAAAATGGTAAAATGGTGCCAAATTGTGTTCCTGTAAGTGAAGATATTGATTCAGATGATGATGTAAATTATGGCTTAGTTGAACCAGAAGAATATGATGTAGAAGATGAGGATATGGTAGATTTCATTTCTTTTATGAGAACATATTCTAAAGATTTAAGTGAAGCAAATTGTAATTGTGTTTACGAAGCAGAATATCAGGGTAGAAATGTTCAGTTGGGTAAACCAATGCAAGGTGATATTAAAAAGTTCAAAGTATATGTAAAGAATCCAGCAGGAAATGTTGTTAAGGTAAACTTTGGGCAAAAAGGAATGAAGATTAGAAAATCAAATCCTGCAGCTAGAAAATCATTTAGAGCAAGAATGAATTGTGATAGTCCAGGCCCAAGACATAAAGCAAATTATTGGTCTTGTAGAAAGTGGTAAAATTTGGTAATTCAAAAAATTTTACTTATCTTTATAAATTAATATAAAATAAAAATGGCAGATAAAACAATATTCGGTAGGTTACAAAAATTATTTTCAACAAATACCATTGTTCGTAAAACAAAAAAAGGTGTTAGAGTCATTGATACGGATGAATACCAATCAATATCAACTAACCTTGTTGACCGTTTTATGAAAATGAAAACACCGGCATATAGTACGGGAATGTTAGAATCTGCAATGTCTTACCAACAAGTAAGAGCAGATTTATTCAGAGATTATGATTCAATGGATAATGACCCTATCTTATCTTCTGCTTTAAATATTTTTTCCGATGAATCAACTCCAAAGAATGAACATGGTGATGTATTAAGAATCAATTGTTCAAATGAAAATATTAAAAGTATTCTTCATAACTTATTCTATGATATAATGAACATAGAATTTAATTTATGGCCTTGGAGTAGAAACTTAGTAAAGTATGGTGATTTCTTTTTACAATTAGAAATTGCTCCTGAATTAGGTATTATAAACATAGTACCAATGTCAGTTTATGAAGTTAGTAGAGTGGAGGGGTTTGATATGCAAAATCCCCAAAGAGTAAAATTTGTTTATTCACCATATACTAATCCATACGGAAGTACACAAGCTTCAAATAAAAAAGAATACGAAAATTACGAAGTAGCTCATTTCCGTTTATATTCAGACGCAAACTTCTTACCTTATGGTAAATCAATGTTAGAAGGAGCAAGGAGAGTTTGGAAACAATTAACTCTTATGGAAGATGCGATGTTAATCCACCGTATTATGAGAGCACCTGAAAAAAGAATCTTTAAAATTGATGTAGGTAATATTCCACCAAATGAGGTAGATAATTACATGCAAAAAATTATAAATGCAAGTAAAAAGACCCCATTTGTTGATGCAGCAACTGGCGATTATAATCTAAAATACAATATGCAAAACCTTATTGAAGATTATTATATGCCTGTAAGAGGTAATGATAATGGTACTTCAATTGATACCCTAAAAGGTTTAGAATATAATATGGTGGATGACCTTAACTATTTAAAAAATAAGTTAATGGCTGCATTACATATTCCAAAAGCATATTTAGGATATGAAGAAGATATTAGTGGTAAATCAACTCTTGCATCACAAGATGTTCGTTTTGCTAAAACAATAGAAAGAATTCAAAAAGTATTGGTGTCAGAATTAACTAAAATTGCAATTGTACATTTATACGCACAAGGGTTAGATAATGCAGATGATTTAGATTTTTCATTAGAATTAACAATTCCATCTAAAATTTATGAGCAAGAAAAGGTTGAATTATATACTTCAAAGGTGGCATTAATCCAACAAATGCAACAAACTAAAATGTTTTCTAAAAAATGGATGTATGATACAATAATGGATATGACTCCTGAAGAGCAGGATGAATTAACATTGAATGTATTGGATGATACAAAACAAACATTCCGTTTAACATCAATTGAGACACAAGGTGTTGACCCTGCTAAGCCAACTGGCGTAGAAGGAGAACCAACAAATGTTGAAGAAGAGTTAGATAGATTAAATAACGAATTAGAAACTGAAGGAAATGTTGGTAGACCTAAAGACCCGGTTAGATATGGTAAAGATGACCATCCATTAGGAAGAGACCCCTTTGGCCAAAAAGCTAATAAACAAAAAGAAGGTTCTGTTAAATATAAACCAAGAGAGAATTATAGAGAAATCTTTAAGGATATGATGGGAAATAAAAAGACTATTTTGACAGAAGATTCTAAATAAATTAATTAAAGTAATATAAAAATATATTTATATCAGAAAATCATAGCAATTAATGAAAACCATTAAACACTCAAAGTTTAAAAATACAGGATTTATTTTTGAATTATTGGTTAGACAAGTGACCTCAGAAATCATGTCTGGCAAAATAAATTCTATCGCAGAAAAAATATTAAAAGAGCATTTTAATTCTAAAAAGGAATTATCTAAAGAATTGAAATTATATCAATATCTTATAAATGAAAAATATAACTCAGAAAGCAAAGCTGAAAAATTCATTGACACTATTTGCGAAGCTCGTAAAAGATTAGACGAGAAAAAGCTTACAAAAGAAAAATATACTCTTATTAAAGAAATTAAGGAAACATATGATTTAGATGGGTTCATAAAATCTCCTATTTCAAATTATAAAACATTAGCATCTATATATAAGATATTCGAAGTAACTACATCGGAAGAGCAATATGACCCAACTGATATAGTTTCATCTCGTTTTACTATTGCTGAAAATATTATAAACTCTTCGATTCAAAACAAAGATGTTAAAATCAAAGATGCTATAATGGAGCAATATAAAAAGCAAGATGATGATTTAAGAGCAATATCATACAAGCTTTTAATTGAAAATTTTAATAAAAAGTACAAAAAT